AGATTCATTGAAAGAATCTACCCCCCTGTCTGCTTCGCGGACATCCCCCCAAATGGACGAGCGCCATTTAGGGGGAGAGAAGCGGAGGGGAAAGAAGTTTGAAGAGCGGATCAATGCAAACATAAATCTGCAGGAAGCGGAAGAAGGAACGCCGCGCAGGATCCGCATTGAAGGAGCTATCACGGCGAACATTGTCAATGGCAATGGACGCCGATATCCGAGTCCGGTGCTCGAAACAGCGGTGGCGGAGTTACGCAACCATCTGAACGAGAGCGCAGGACAGGGACGAGCGATTCAGGTTCTCGGCGAGGCAGAACATCCGTCCGATAAAGGCGGGCGTCCGAATTTGCTGGAGACCGTGACGAAATGGGATGAGGTCTCATTCAACGGTCAACGCGTGGATGTGACGGGGCACATTCTCGAAACCAGCAAAGGTAAGGACATCCTGACCCTGATGGAAGGCGGCGTGATGCCAGGCGTGAGTCTGCGTGGCTACGGTGAAGGCAAAAATGTCAAGAGTGGCGACGAGAAAATCTTTGAAGTGACGGAACTGCACATCACAGGCTTCGACCTGGTGTTGGAACCGTCGTTCGAGAATTCCGTTACACTCATCGAATCACAAAATCAATCATCGGAGGATGAAATGAACGCAGAAGAATTCAAGAAACTGGTTGCGGAGAACCCGGACCTGTTCAAAGAAGCCATGGGCAAGAACATCGAGGAATGGAGCGAAAGCCGAATCAAGAAAACGGAGAAGGAACTCCGTGAGAAGCTCGGCATCGACGAGAAAGCCGATCTCGGCGCGGCATTGACCGAAGCATCGAATGCCGTCAAAACGCTCAAAGAAAATGAGCGCAAGGCGGCTCTTGACAAGGCCATCGAGGAAGCGACGAAGGACCTGCCGTTCGGAAAGAAGCTGAATGAGAAATTCGTCGAAGCGCTGAAAGCCAGCGGTGCGAAGAGCGCCGAAGAAGTGAAGACGTTCGCCGAAGCCAAACGCAAGGAATATGATTCCATTGCGGCGGCGCTCAATCTTAAGAACATGGGGTTCATTGAAGGCAAACGCATCGACGGCATTGCATCCGTGCTCGAGGAAGAAACCGGCACGCCGGAATACGCGCGCGCATCATTTGAGATCGTTGAGAGCCTGCGAGCCAGCGGACGCGTTACTGTTCCGAGACGCAAGCAGGAAGATATGTCGCGAAGCGAGATCGTGGCGAAGATGATGTTGAAACGCTTCGATAAGCTGTTCATGGATACGGTTGATGACCATGGTCAGCGCGCCGGGTTGTTGATGGAAAGCAAACGCTTCGAGGAAGCGGAAGTTACGACCGATCTCAACCTGCCGTATGCCGTCAGCCGCGCGATCTATGAGATCGCATGGCCGACCCTAGTTGCGGCAGGCATCTTCGATGTGGGTGTGATGGATACCACCCCAACCCTGCTGTACTTCAAGCACTTTGCAGGCGAGACGGGTTTCTTCACGCAGATCAGCGGGGCAGAGGCCATCGTGCTGACGCTCCAGGCCACCTGGTATGCGATGGCTCACGGCGAAATCACACCGGACACGGTGGTGGTTAAGAACTCCGCCGAGAATACCACCTATGTGGAAGGCACCGATTATGTAATCGATTACGGAAACGGTGCGATCATGAGCCTGGTCGGTGGCGCAATCGCTGCAGCGGCAACCGTGCATGTAACTGCCTATAGTTACACGGCAGTGCGTCAGGGCGAGCTGGTTCCCATCGAGCGCGCAAAGGTGACGATGGACAACATGATCATCAAGGCCAGCGCCATGCGATTGGCGGACCAGATCAGCCGCGAGGCCGTGGTGTTCAGCCGCTCGCAGTTGGGCTATGACGCAGTTGGTCAGACGATGGCGGCTTTGATTATGGAAGCGCAACGCTTGATTGATCGCAACCTGCTGATGATGGCTTACACGGCAGTCAAGAAAGTGGCGAACAACTCGACCGCGGCATGGACGGTCGGAACGTCACAGGATGACCTGGACGAACTGGTGCGCTTGATGGGTTCCGCAAGAATCATCACGAACCACCGCTTCTACCCTGCCACTTGGTATCTGATGAGCGATACCAATGCGGAACGCCTGGGTCACTGGAAAGGCTTTACACGGCTGGGCTTCCCGACTGCGCTGTTGAACCAGGCCGGTTTTGCAGGCGGCGTGAACGGTATCCCGGTGTTCTACAGCACCGAATTCCCGGACAGCCTGATCATTGCAGGTCAGCAGGAATTGGTGGCGCATCGAGTGTTCCAACCGATGCTGATCAAGGGACCGTACCCAACCTATGATGTTTCAAATGGCACCAGCAAACTGTTAGGCGCTGATCAATATTATGCCGAGGAATTCAACACGAGCGTCAGCCCGATCCCGTTGAAGGGCGCGTTCGTGCCGATCACGGGCGGATCAAGCTAATTAGCCTATCGCCGGTGACTCATGTCACCGGCACAAGCGATAGCAGCTTGAGGCCGCTTCGCTTAGCCCCACCCCCCTCCCTTGAAAAGGGGAGGGGGAAAAGGAATTATGAATAATCCGTGGTTCCAACCGATTGATTTCTTTGCGACACGATCTCATTACGTGGATCATCTGGCTCCGATCTGGTTCGAGATGGAGGATGAGCTGCGCGGTGAGTTCTACGTGCCTATCTGTTTGAAGGATTATGCAGATGCAAAGGGAATCAAGGCAATCGGATTACAGCCCACAGGAATCAACAGACCCTTGGAAGTTGCGCCCAGCGGAAGCAATCCGATCATCGTGTGCAGCTATCGGGATTATCAATTGCCGCATCGCAGACTGATCAAGCGTCCGATCTTTTATATGGAGCACGGCGTAGGAATCTCCTTCGGCAACAGCGGCTATGCCGGAAGCGGAGGAGAACGAAAGGGAGTGTGTCTCTTTCTGAACCCGAATGATCACACGCAACAATTGAATGCGAAGGCTTATCCGGATATTCCGGGCGAGATAATTGGGACGCCGAAGCTGGATGCCTTCTTTAACCCCCTTCGGACTTCGTCCGCGTTCCCCCAAATGCAGAAGAACACTGAATTTGGGGGAAGAAAAGTTACAGTCTGCATCTCGTTTCATTGGGATGGGAGGGTGGTTGCGCCAGAGGCAGGAAATGCGTTCGAGTATTACAAATCTGTTTTGCCTGCGCTGGCGGCGTGCGAGGATTTCACGTTGATTGGTCATGCACATCCACGCATTGCAGATGAGATGAAAAGATTTTATGCTGAGCTGGGCATCGAGTTCGTGAGCGACTTCGAGGAAATAATGAAGCGCACAGATGTTTATATCAATGATTGCTCGAGCACGATGTACGAATTCTGTGTGACGGGCAAGCCGGTGATCATTTTGAATGCGCCGCAGTTCCGACATTTGCCCACACAGGGGTTGCGATTCTGGAAATACACGGATATTGGTCCGCAAGTGAACCAACTTGAAGAGTTGCTCCCAACTATTCAGCGAGTATTGGCGAAGGATGAATATGAACTGCCGCGAGCGAAAGCAGCAAATGATCTTTATCCCTATTGGGGATGCGCGGCGGAACGAGCCGTGGAAGTGATCAAGAGCTTTGTCGAAGCTAAGAGACCCGTGGTGCGACGCGTGGAACAGATACGCGGTGAAAGCATCGGAATTATTTACATGGCATTTGGTCAAAAGGCGGCGCAGGCGGTGCGGCAGAGCATGTTATCGCTGAAGAACATCGGTTTGGATATTCCCGTCTGCGTGGTGGGAGATGCAGCGGTACGAGGCGCACAATTCATCGAATGGAAAGGCGAGAGTCCGTTCGATGCGAGTGAACGACATAATTTTCAATTCAGAGCAGGGCGCGTGAAACCATTCCTTTATGATCTCAGTCCCTTTGCCCGTACGTTATATATCGATGCGGATACAGAATTCATAACGGACATCACACCGGCATTCGAGTTGCTCGATAACGTGGATATCGCACTGGCAGAAGAAATCCAAACCATCGGACAGCTTTACAACAAGCCATCGGCAGGATGGGAAATCAATATTAAAGAGCGAGATGCAACGATTGCCCAATTGGGCAGCCCGAATATAAAGTTCTTGAATTCAGGAGTGATCTTCTTCAGAAAAAGCCCAGAAACAAAAATCCTGTTCGAGGAATGGCATAAACAATGGATGACCTGGAAGCAATGGGATGAACAACTGGCATTGATGCGTTCCATCCATCAATGCAAAATCAAGTATGAGGCGCTTGACGTGAATTGGAATCATCCGCATCGAGAACAAGCCAAATTCATCTTTCATAATTATGGACGATGTGCAGTGAGAAGCGATGTGACCGCATGAATAAAGATGTGATCGTCTTTCAGCACGTCTACCCCAATAGTCCATGCAGAACTTGGATTGATTTGACACAACCGCGTACATTGCAATGGTGCAAAAATCACGGCATGGAATATGAACTGATTGTCAAAAAAGTGCCTACCTATAACCCGATGCTGGGACATTGGGAATCGGTGTATTGGCTGTTAAAGTACATGCAGGAATATCCTTTCGTCATTTATTTGGATGCGGATTGCATCGTGGCAGACTTGGACGCAGATCCATGCCAGGCATTTGTGAAAGGAAAGATTGGAGCAGTGTGGCACAACCTTTCGTACCATGATCCTGATTGGAGTCACTTCAACGTAGGCGCGTTATACGCATCGAGCACGCCGGAGACGATTCAATTCGTTACGGATTGGCTAGCACGATATCCAGGTGTGCCGGATTTCCCGTGGTGGGAAAATGGCGAGTTCAATAAGTTAGGAACGGAGCGCGACATCATCCATAAATTGGATAATGCGTGGAATGCCGGTCATGTCTCGCCTGCGGAACATAAGATCATCTGGGGATTGCACGGCATCCCT